ATTCACCCACCATCCTGAACGGGAACCCAGATAACATCTCGGCCCGCTCCTCATCCGTTTTTGACGGGAAGAGGTATTTCAGTGCTTCAATGCTATCAACACCTAATTCTTGTAAGTTGCGCACCACAATGGAATTGTTAAGGATGTCCTGAGTGGAATCCTCATAGACAGGCCCTAACCAACGCCATTGAATTGTGATGTCACCATCAGGAATAAGACCCAGCACTCCTGGCGGAATTTGCTGAGTTCTTACACATGCCATCATTAGTTGCTTGATCCTTTCTTCAAAACCAACAAGAGCATCTTTATACATTTGAATTTCTTGTTCAGATGCATCTTCTACTGGTTCCACGGGCTTTTCTAATCCTGCAGCAGCAGCAAGGGTCTCCCTAAAGAGACGCTCTTCTTGAAAGATGATTAGTTCCAGGCAACGACAAATGCCATACGTATAAATAGCAGTTGCTTTTTTCTTGGAAGTGGCAGCTACGCGACCAAATAACGACTTGTATTCAGTAGCGGTAACACCGGCAGAAATAGAAAGCTCATCAACGCCACCAAGAGCAGTACGAATCTCTTCCCGATATTGGCGAGCAAAGGCGTTTTGGTCTCCAGTGATAGCATCTGGAACAATGTAGCCAACCCTATCGTTTGGCTCCAGGTTGGCAATGATGCGTGGAACCCGGATCTGTCCGTCGACACCGCGACTAATTGGATCTGCCTTGAATGTGGAACGACTTAAAGCAGAAGCACTAGCAAAGCCAGAGTTTGCTGCAATAGAAGGACGTTGAACAACGCCGTCTCCACCTGCTTCAATAAGGTCAGTTTTGGGACGAGAAGAAAGAAGAGTTGGGTTACCAAAGAACTGAACGTTTTTCCGCATCGTGCGGATCATTTCGTCATGCGTAACAATGTGATTAGCAAGTGCATCAAACTCGCCAACACCTTCTGTAGAAAAGCCTTTGGGATTATTAAAGATCTCTACGCAGGGAATAAAGCCGAGAGTATTGCGATATGTCTTTGTTTTACCAGGGGTTACACCCATGGGCTGGTCAAAAGAAATCTCACCTTCTGAATGAGTTTCTTCAATTGTTTTTCTTTTGATTGAAAGACGGATGTAACGCTTGGTGCCTTGGCCCCCAAGGGTTTCCATTCCAGTGATTGAACCTTGATTAATATCTTGATTAAAGCCAAAACCATTTTTGACTTTATAGCTGTATATGATGACGACCTCATCCAGTTCACCATCAACGTTGTAATAAGAACGATACTCGTGCTTACGAAAGAAGTAAAGTCGATAGTTGCTTTGAGTAGGACGGATATAAAACAAACCCTGGCCGTCACATAAAAAATAGTCCCAAATGGAATCCAGATGAGTGTCAATTTGATTGTATTTGACTACTCGGTCGATAAAGTCTTTTCGTTGACTTCCAAAGTTGTCTTGAGCTGGAAAAAATTCAACACCCTGTCGGATGCCAAACATTTTCATCTGTGCTAAGTGGGCTGCAACAACGCCAGTGTCTACGCCAATCCCACCGTCTTTCTCAAGATAGGAATCAACAATTTCTTTAAGACGAGATTTAGCGTCGGCAGCCATTAACTATTTTCAACCCAATGGAATTAGTTTAACAGTTTTGATTAGGAAACATATTTATTTAAGAAACCTGCCGGAAGCTGCTGACCGATTTGAGGTCCCAGGTAAAAACCTGCGTTACCCATGGGATTCATGCCGGGCATAAAAGCTTGTGGCAAAGCGTTTTGACCAGGCACCGGAACAGGAATTTTGTTAGGAGAACCATAGACACTTTCAATTGCTCTTGGATCCTCTCCTGGGAGCTTGGGTTGTGTAGTCCGGCGAGCTCGCCCTGGGATTAAAAACTCAGCCGGATTACCAGCAATAGTGTTTTGTATGCCCGCTTCATTACCCATGAACGTGCCGTAAAGACCAGCCATTGTTATATTGTTATCTTGTTTCTATTTTACTCTTCTATTACTTCGTAACCACTTTCGTCATTCAAACGAGAAAGGACAATACCTTCTCCTTTGAGGTCCCATGAAAGAATGTCTCCTTCCTGCCAGCCGAGTTCTTCAATAATTTCTTCGGGAAACTCAATAAAAAGTTCTCCGTCTTGATCTTCTTGAATCTCGATAATGTAGCTGGTCATTTCAAAAGGCGATCCATCATTCTGTCCAGCTTACTATTAATTTCTTTAAAGGTGTCGTGCATATGCTGGATTTCCCGTAAAAAGTCGACTTTTAGTACGTATTCCAGAGGCATGCGGTTGAAACTATCATCAAGATTTTCAACTTTTTTTTCTTGAATTGTCACGCGATCAGAGAGCTGTTTGATTCGTTCATGCGACCTGGATAACAACTTATTGGCTGCCCAGGTACCACCTGAAATGCCTGCAATACCAGTTGTAATCAGAATCGCCAGGTACTCAGGTCCCATGGCAAAAGCTTTTTTTCTTATTCTAATCGTCAGTAATCAACTTGAAGATTCCCTTTCTTTGCTAATCCGTTTACGAGCCAAACGAGCGCGTCGACGGTATCGTCGTGACTACTAACACCAAAGTTAGTAAGTTCTTCAAACATAGCAGTGAAGTTTCGGTAGCGATTAAAGATGAGCTTTCGATCTTCAAACATACCCATAATTCCTCTGAAGCGAGCTAGTTTATCTGCCCTAAAACCTTTAACTGGATGCCAGATTAAATTGTAAAGATTGTCTCCACTTAAACAGATTCGTTTGAAGTCGGCTTCTAAGGATGCCTGGTACTGTACAGCTTCTCCCCATATGTCACACGTGTTGTAAGTCGGAAAGTAATTACCGTTGCTATCTCTACCTATGATTGACCAGTCATTAAGCAACTCTTTTAAAGCATCAAGTTTTTCTAAGTTACCCATGACGCGCATGCGGCGGTAATCAATGATGTGAACTTTGTCACCAAGCCGTCCACCAAGAACAAATACGGTGTAATCATTCTTTTCTTTTGTACCAGCGGAGAGGTCAACCCCAACCCCAAGAGCATCAAACTCAGTTGCAATCTCAGCCTTGACAATCAGCTCAGGCGCAAGAGACAACTCATTCTGCCTGACGATTTGATTCATGTACTGGAAAGAAAAAGCAATTGGTGCTTGCCGTTTTTTTTCTTTTAAATAGTCAAGGGACCACATTTCTGGCCAATAAGACTCCTCATCTCCAGTTTCTGGATCACTTTGGATAGCAGAAAGAACAATCTGCGTCCAGTTGTTTTGTGAATTAAAAGTAGTTGCATGAATGTCATCATGCCTAAATCTGGTGCCAAGACAGATCGCCCTGCCACCTTCGAACATGGTTGGTGCGATAACAGCGTTCCAGTTATCCTGCATCATTTTTCTGATGTCAGGGTTAGAAATATCTGATGAGCTTTTGATAGCGTCATCAATAATTACAAGTTGACTTCGTTTTGAAGTAACTGAACCCTTTAGGCCTGCAGCGCAAAGAGTGAATTGTTCTTCACCGGCAATATCAATACCCGCAAAGCGGTGGTCAATTGACCAGTACTCATTACTCGTGACGTTCTTGAGTAGCTTTACAGTTGGAAAAACTTCTTGATATCTCTTGCTTTCAATAAGTCTTTTAATGGTTGCCGACTTAGATCGTGCGATATCAACAGTGTACGAAAGATAAAGAATTTGCAGTGGTCTTTTGGCTGCCGTATGGACACCAATGGCCCATGCCGCAAACAAACCTGCGACAGTGGACTTGGCTGAGCCCCTAGGCGCCAATAGGTCAATGTTGGGACCAGCAACCTTAAGTAGACAAGAGCTGTCCTGGTTGGTTACCAAGTGCCGATGCCAGTCCTGGTGATGTTTAGCTGGTGGTTTATCGGCTACGTAATCACAGAAAAAACCAAAGTCTTCTCTTGCCTGCTCCAAGATATCTTCATTATCGTGCTTACGAACGCGATGCTTTTGTGCAGCGGCTTGAGCATTACGCCTGTAAGCTTGATGAAGATGTGCAGGCACGATATAGCCAGTAAGTTAGTTAATACTAACCTACTCTTTTGTTTTGTTGCGTTTTTGCTCTTGATATTTACGTGCCTTATCTAAAGCTGCTTTGCGCTTTTCTTTGTCATTCATCTCGGAGCCATCTTCTTTCTTGGCTTCTTTCTTTTTAAAGTATTCCACCAGTTGGGGTGGCATCTTACCTTTTGTCATTTATTGTTTTGTGCGGCGTTACGCATGCGATCTACGAGTTGTTTGTACTCAGGCGTACCAGGATCAGGCAGACGAGTGGAACGGCCAGGACCAAAAATAATTCCGGAACGGATAGGAACATTAGTTGGTGATTGCTGTTGTTGCATTGACACTATTCATTTAATTGCATTTTAGCCCACACTGACATTGATGCTTCTTGCAATGGACCTTCAATTGGGTCATCTTTAAATACTGCAAGCAACTCACGAATGGCTTGGTCAGCACCAGCCATCAGTAAACCTTTGCGGTCCTTAACGATTGTGTAGGATTCAACTTGATTAATGGTGCCACGCAATTCTTTTGTCATTGCCGCAAGCCTGGCAACACCAGCGTCACGCTTAACGGCAAGATTCTCAATATCTTCACGCAACTTACGCATGTCTTCTTGGATCTCTTCGATCTCGTTAAGAAGAACACGCAGGTGATCTGGTTTTTTGTAATGAGTCAATACCCAGGCGTTGCAACCTGTGATGGATCCTCTGTACCCAAGGAACCTAGAATATAAATAAATCTCAATTACAGAGTATGTTTTCTTGGCAAATTCAAGAAAACTCTCTTGAGTAGCTGAGTCTAAATTATCAACCCACTGATCAAACAGCTCAATATCGATAAGCTCGTTGGGACTGACCGTAGTCCCGCGCCTCATCGGCTTGTTTGAATTGCTGGGACTGTTCAGAAGAGGTTCGTTGCTCTTCTGCTCCTTTGCCAATAGTTTCTCGTTCTTGCTCACCAGCAGTCTCCATTTTCTTTTTGGAAAATTCGTAGGCAACGCCAGCCGCCTGACGATATTTATCTAGATCAAACCAATCATCAACATCGGTTTGTCCAGCGGGAACACTGCTAGTCATAATAACAAATTATACCGACTTTGGTAAAGGAAGTTTTTTGTCTAAACGCTCTTTATCTCGTTTAGATTGCTGAAGCCGCTCCAAAAGATTGCGATATTTATCCAGGTCAAATTCCGGACCTAAAGGTTGGTTTTGACCTGAATTTTGCATATCGATCAGAAGTTAGACATCATACTAGCAAGGCCCTGCGAGAAGATATCGCGACGACCCTCGACGGATTTTTGACGCTGCTGACGACCTTTGGAAGCTTCCAAACGATCTAGCAATTCCTGAAAACGATTCAGATCAAAATCAGTTGCGGTATCGGTACCGGAAGAAGCAGTCATTGTAGGAAAATTTTACTAAACAATTAGAAATTAGACATCATACTAGCAAGGCCCTGCGAGAAGATATCGCGGCGACCTTCAACAGATTTCTGGCGTTGCTGACGACCTTTGGAAGCTTCCAGGCGGTTTAACAGTTCCTGAAAACGATTTAGGTCAAAATCAGTTGCGGTATCAGTTCCAGAAGAAGCAGTCATTATAAAAAAGATTCAATAAACAAATTATAGCAAGTGTAAATTAACTCCAAAATCCAGACAACGCGCTAGACATAACATTGCCCCAACTACCAATCTTAGCTACTTCTTTAGATCCTTCGTTCTTTAATTTTTGTACTTGACTATCAATTTCGCCTTGGAGATTGGTCAAGCCAGCACTGTAAAGATACTGTCTGGTATCACGAATGTTTTGTACTTGCTCTTGAAGTTCAAAAGGAGTACCAGTAACTTCTTGACCAAAATCAGGAGTTGTAACTTTAGTTCGTTCGGCAAGATCTCCAGAATACTGAGGAAGAAGCGACTTATCAAATTTAAATGCACGTTTACCTGTTCTTTCACCTTTTTCATCGACTGTTTGTTTACCAAACATCGTGTCATAGTAATTATCCAGGTAGCTTTGATTAAATTTCTTTTGGTACTCAGGGCTTTTAGCAAGAGAACCTTTAAAGTCCTCCATGGTCCCGTAGTAACCTTCTTGGAATCGCGTCTGAGCCTTGGCAAGTTCTTCTCCTGTAGCTTGCCTACCAAGAAGCTCTTCATACGCCGCCGAGATCCCTGTGGCCCTCTTTCCAGGAAGAGATGCTGTGTACTGTTGAGTCAGTTCTTGGATGTCCGCTTCTGGCGGAGTCATCTCATATTTAGCTGCATAATCACGCAATTGATTAGCAGCAGACTCATATCCAATTAAGCCTTGAGCTAATTGTTGTTGAGTTGTTTTCTTTAGCCCACCATATGCTGCAGCGCCTGCAGCTTTACGTGCTGTTGACTCAGCTTTGGCTTCTTCGCGCTCTTTAGCGGCACGTTCTTCTAAAATAGCTTCTTTCTCTTTTGTATATTCGAGATATTTCTTAAAACTATCGTCGGGCGGTGGCGGAGTATAAGTAGGTGCTGATCCCATTTTGTTTACCTCTATGCGAATAAACCGTATTTACCGGCAAGTGCAACATCTTGTCCTATTGGACCAAACATACGTGATGTTTGAAATCCTGCTTTAAGACTTGCCATTTCAAGTTCATTTTTTCGATCTCGCGCAGATTGTTGGCGAGTTGCAGGATCTTCGCTAAATGCTCGCGCCCTTTCCGCTGCTTGAGTGGAATATAGCAAATCCTGGGGACGACTAAAAAATTGCTTAAATTTTTCGCCTTCTTTTTCTCGTGTAAACGAAATATCACCACCAGTACCAGCGCCAAACATTGGTACCCAACGTGCTTGCCCTAAGGAACCAAGTGCCTCTGCTTGTTTATACTGGAGACCAGCTCCAGCCATAACCGCGTTTTGATAAGCAGCTTGAGCAGCGCCTTGGCTTCCAAAGATACCTCCTACTGCAGAGCCAAGTCCACCGACGCCGGCCATTGCTATTGAAAAGGGATCCAATTTCGAACCTCCGCTTGAACTACTGCTTTTTAATTGAGAAGATAAACCCCCTTGAAAGGGATTCAAAGAAGAGCTATACCCAAAAGAAGGATTTGAAAAATACGGATAATCTGGGAAGCTCATTTTATTTTAACTAAGGTATTTTTGGGGCTGAAAAGGAGCAGTAACAAAATTAGGAGTAGGTGTATTTAAAACATTTGCCAGGGATTGAGTACCCATTTGAGAACCTAAAAGTTTATAAGCTGCATTTTGAGAAAAAATTTGCCCAGGAAGTTGAGCCAAGTTGGCAAGCATTCCGTATTTAAAACGTCTTTCGTCTCTTTCTTTTTCGTATTCACGTTGTTTAGTGACAGCGTAATCAATGTTTTCTCTAGATAATCTGGAAGCTTTTTGCGCTGCAATATCTTGTACTTGTGCTTGCGTAATAATAGAGGCAAGATTTGGATTTTGAAGTCCGTAAACAAGTTGCGACATTTCACTTAGTTTACTGGGATCCACAGAAGGTTGAGTTGCTGATATTTCTTTCCTTAGACGATCGTATTCATTTTCCTCCTGGGGGCCATAAAAAGATTGTCCTTGTGCCGGAAAAACTTTTTTAAATTCTGTGGGGTCCCAATTACCGGCCATGGGAAATGATGGGTTAGCCATTATCAACCTCCAAATTGAATTTGTGGCATGGGAAGCATTGCCGCATTGTATGGGCTATTTGCTGCCAGGGTACGAGCAAGTGCTCCTTCTTCGGCCTTAGTCCTATCTAAGTACTGGAATATACCCGACATCCGGGCTAAGTTTTGCGCACCTGCGATCTGAGTATTTATCATCGCTTGATTTGCAGCTAACTCGTTTCGCTGTGCTCTTTCAATAATAGGTTGCATTGATTTGAGATAATTAAGTCTATTTTGACTGTCAATTTGACTAGCGGCTTTCATATATTCAATTTCATTGGTCATATTCATTCGATTCATTTTCTGTTGTCTATCCAACTCCATCTGTTGATCTAACGAAATCATTTCGCGATTAAACGCTGCGGCAGAACGCATCTTTGCACGTTCACCAATATCAACTTTTCCAAAGATTGGTAAATTAAGAGAAAGATCCTGCATGCCACTACCAAGACCAAGAAGGCCTCCGCTTCCTGCAAGTGCTTGTGTTGCACCTTGAGCGGCTTGAGGAGCTGAGCCTGTTATTCCTTGTACACCACGGGCGGCAGCTTGTTGCGCTTGATAACCAACAAACGAAGGAGCTAAGTACCTCAGTGCCATACCAGCAGCCCTGACTGGTAAAGGACCTTTTTCTAGCAATCCTTTAGTAAGAGCGTTAGTTAACATATTTGTTGCTTGGCCAGCGACAAGTCCAATAGGCGCACTAGCAAGACCTGCTATTGGATCCTGGAGTGTTGTCTCGACGGCACCAAGAACAGCACCTGTTTTACCACCACCTGCTCGTCTATATGCACCTTCTTTATTCCTAAACAATCCACCAGGGGATTCTAAATTCTTTTCAAAATCTTTTCCAAAGGCGCCCATGTTTTGCATCATCTTCTGAAAATAATCAGAAGGATCAAAACCAGGACCTGGTGCGCCTCCAGAAGTTCCTGACATTCCTAAGTTATAGCCAGGTATTGCCATCGAATTAGTAACTTTTCTATATTTTAAATTCTACCAGCAGAAATATTTTGGTACTCTTGTTGAGTTGGTAATTTGTTCATTGAATTACCAGCAGCAGCAATAGCTTGGTTGGTAAGAGTACCAATAACTGCACCGGCAGCAGAACCAACTGCGCCACCTGCCAAACCACGAACAATAGAAGGTGTACGCTTTGTCATGGCACGTGACACTTCTGCTTTTTGACCTGCCAGTAAACTTGGCTGTACTGTTTGAGTGACAGAAGGAGATTTATTAACACCAATGCGTGCACCAAGTACACCACCAGCTAATGTTCCGGCATACGGAATACTAACTGGATAACCCAAGATTCGAGCTTCTGGGTCGCCCTGTAAATTTTCAGGTGTTACTTTAACAAGCCCCAGGGTTGCTTGACCAATTGGACCAGGATCGTTGTACAAGAAATTCATATAGTTTGCGTAACGTTGCTTAGTAAGATCAGGAATCTCTTCTTTAGCTTTTTCGTATGCCAAAGGACGGCCAGTGCGGCCCAAGAAAAATCTTTGAAAAAGTTCTGATGCAGGGTTGGTTGTTTTAGTTGGATCTTCTGGATCTGGTTCATTTTGTTTGAATCCTGTTGGTCTTCCAAGCTCTCCTAAATTTAAAACATCATATGCACCTGTTAAGGCAAGGGCTGGCTGCACAGCAGCAAGAGATACAATCCCACGGCCATAACGCCCTAATTGATTTTGGGGATCAACATATTTTTTAAAAATTTGATTAGATATTTCAGCAGGATGACTAATGCCCCAGTAAAAACTGCGCATTTCATCAGAAGTTAAATCAGCCCCAAGACGCGCTGAATATGCACCCAAAAAAGCGCCCGGTGTTTTTCTAGCGCTAATACCTGCCGCTTGAAGACCCTGCTTAAATTCAGGATCATAAAAAACATTTTTACCATAACGATTGGCGTCTTGATCAAGACTCTTTAAAAGTTCTTTGGCAGCTTGGTATCCACCACGAACTCCTTGACGCAACGGAGTGTTTGCCATTATGTTATCCTCTGTTGTTCTTGTAACTGCGCCAGAATTTCTGGAGGAAGTGTAATGCCTGGGTAATGAAGTGTCTGTTCAATTCCTTGAGTTTGGAACTGGGTGCCAGGTGCAACAGTTTGTGGTTGCATTAAGTTGTTAACTGCTTGTCGCTGACTGTTCTGTTGAGCGACTTGACGTTCTTGAGAAATATTTGGTGGCTCAACTTGTGCAGTAGGAAGCAATGCTCCTTGTGTTACGTAGTCAACTACAGGCATTGACGCAAGAGAAGCTGCTAAGTTGGCTGCACCTTCAACTCTCGAAGGAGCATAGTCAAGTTGTTTGGTAATTGTTTTACCACCGCCTATATCAATAACCGCTTTACCACCAGGAGTCCCAGGGAAAAATTTACGCGCTGCCGCAACCGTTGGGTAATTTAAAAGAAAATCACCAGCAGCATACGCAAGCCCTGCTGTTGGGCCTCCGCCTAGCGTACCAAGAAGAAAGTTAAGTCCGGCTCCAGGGAGCGCAGCTTTAGCCGCCTCAACTGACGTTTTACTTCCTAGTCTCTTCAGCAGTCCTGCTAACATGGTTTTATTTTTTATTCTAAATTAACCAACTGTTTTACCAGGGGAAATATTCTCTTCTTCTTTACTGATAACTTGATTACCTTCTCGTTCCTCTGTTGGGTTTAACTTTTTATTCTGAAGAAGTTGTGCAACAGAAACTTTACCTTCTGCTTCACTTTCAGCTCTATTCTCAGCCATTGACATAATGAACCCATTGGGATCAGGATTAGCGGTACGCGGCATTGGATTCTTTGCACGCTTACCAGGATTAACAGTGGGACTTAACTTATAAGCTTCAACCCACTCTTCTCTGAAATCAGGTTGTTGCTGTGGGCGTGCTTTAGTTAATGCACGGCCATTATCAAAGTCGTAATCAGAGCGTTTAAACCTACCGAGGCCCGCAAACATTTCATAGTCTTCGGGCGGTAACTGATTTTCTGTATCCCAGAAGGGGGAGTTGGGTACAAAATTAAGACGTGGATTAAGAGTTACCTTCCTGTTTTGAACTGCTTTAAGTAAGTCTTCCGAAGTGTATCGGGATGGGACCCATGGGGAACCACCTGTTTCAGTGTCATATTTATTTCTGAATAACTCACGAAAATTTAACTGGGATGCAATGCGTCCCTTGTTATCAAAAGGATTAGAGATATAACGATTTAGTTCAAGACGTTGGTCTTTCATTCCTTACCTTTCTTTTTACCGTGTAAACCAACAAGAGTCTGACGCAGTCTAGCTTGTTTTACCGTACGTTCATCGTACTTCTCGGGATTTGCAAGAACGTTCTCTTGAAGCTGAGCAGAGGTAATGCCTTTACGTTTAGCTTTAGCAGTAAAGGCGCCTTCTTTGATATCAGCCTTTTGAATCCACTTTTTGTCTTTCTTTTTTTCTTCAGCCATGATTACCTGTTACGACGTTTACCAGAGCGACGACCAGCTTGTGCACGTAATTGATTCATTACATTACTAAGCATTTCTTGATCTATGCCAGGGGGTTCGACCTGTGCTCGTTTTTGTTGCGCTTCTGTCATTGTAGCTCCAGGAGCCTGTGGGCCGTATTTTTCTAAATAGTCGGCAAGATCATCGCCAACTGTTTCGCCAAAATCATATTCAAGTACTGTTTGTGCAATTTCTTCTTCTGGAGAAATTACATCCATTAAACCAAGGGCTTTGCGCCCTTGACTCATTTGTTTGCCAATAGTTGCTTGCTGACCGGCTCCTTTGGCAAGCAATGAGGCTTGTATTAAAAGCTCGTCAACATCAGCGTTTTCTTGCTGAGCAATACTTGATGCAAATTGCAAAACATTTGCTTTATCTAAAGCTTTACCCGTTCTTTGCTTATGATCTGTTAAAGCATTGACTAATCGCTTGGCTCCTGTTATTTCAGGCGAAGCTGCTACAGTTTGAGTTCGTTTTGTTGATGCAAGGGTACTAACAGGTTTTAATCCTCCCATATCAGGATCTGTCATCATTATCTCTTTTACTTGCTGAGCTGGCATTTCAAGAGAACGCAAGCGACTTGGTACTGTAGACTCTGCTCTCCTTGACTCTCTTGCACCTAAGCCGTAGCGTCCAGCAAGACCTGTATCTGTACCTGGTGCTTGCATCCGGATACGAGAAGCTTCTGATGTATCAGCTAAAGTATTTGCAACGATTAAAGCCTCACGTAAAATTGGATTTTTTGTGGGCCCACCTAAAAATCCGTAATTCGGATCTTTGCCTAAATTAATTGCATCGTCAATAACTTTAACGCGCTGTCCCGTAATATCTTCTAAAGCATCATTTACTCCTTGCAAGAATAAGTAATGGTTTTTAGCTGAAGGAACTTGATCGGCTTTTGTAACATCAACAGGAGGCAAATTGGCATCATCAAAACCAAGAATAGATGGTTGTTTTTCTTCTGTTGTTTTATCTACATACATGCGATTTTCGGGGACTTTATACTTTGTTTGTTTGAAGAACCTTGCTCCTTCCGAACCATCATCATTGATAATTCGATGTTCTTGAATTAAATTTTTATTTAACAATTGCCCACGTAAAGCTTGGGCCAAAGTTACATCAGTTGTCCGTGTTGCACCGGAAGGATCGCGTGTTACAACTTGATCAATAACAAGATTTGGATTTAAACGTGTAGTAACATTTTTTCCTGTAGTTCTGCTCTTGCTTAATTCAATATTTAAGTTCTCACCTTTCTCTAAACCGCTAATGCGATTTTCGGCACGCTCAATCAACTTTACATTTAAATTATTTGTCAAGCGATTATAAGTATCAGTTGCTTCTTGCGGACTAGTAAACTGACGATTGGTGTAAGGATTTTTAAATAAAGTTCCATAATTTGGATCAATGTATTGCTCTAACCCTGGATTAGCAATTAAAGTTAATTTATCAATTTTTAAGTATGGATTGCCATTGTTTGTAAGTTTAATTTTATCGGCATCCATTGCTTCGTAATGAGTATTAAACAATGGACGCGGTTGAATTTCCAAAAAGCGAGATTCTTTTCCGCTTCCATACTCTTTAACACCACCAATTGCATAATCCACACCTTGTTTTTTATTCAGTTGTTCCAGTTCCTCGTCAATTGCACTATTGAGTAAATTATTTAAATCATCAGACCAATTAACTTGGCCTTGCTCTTGTCCTAAATACTTGCCTGCTGCTGAGGTTCCAGGAGATGTGGTAAATTTTTCAACACTTTCTCTTGGAACAAATCCAATAGCCTGGCCTATTTCTTCGCCAATGCCACTACCAGCCTGAGCTTCACTTGACTGAGTTGCACCAATATCTGATTTACGAAGATAAGATCCTGTAGCAGAATCATAATAAAGAGGTTCTAAATCACTGCGATCATAACGAGCAGCAGCCTTGGGTCCAGATACGGAAATTACTTGTTGACCACCCTTATCGGTAATAGTAACTACTTCAGTTTTTAAAGAACTAGTACCTGTATAGCCAAAACCTTTTGTCCGTGGAGCCTGCATTTCTCCACCGGAAATCAAATAATCTTTAATAGTGTTGGCATTATCTTGTGATAACAAATCGCGAACGCGTTTAGTAGCTCTTAAATGCGCACCAGGATTTAGAATTACAATCTTGCTTAAATCGCCACCTTCGCGTCTAGCTTGTATTGTTGACCGAGTAGACATTGCATCTCTTAATTCTTTGGCTAACTCTCCAGGGAAAACATTTTCATCACCTAAATTATTAGCAATAATCTCAGGCCTCAGCAATCCGTTTTCATCAAATAAAGCTTGACGGTATGAATCTGTAATAGGTGCAGGAGGAGGCGTTTGACGACGCTGTTTTGCTTCTTCAAGTTTTTGTTCTGCTAAAGTTCCAACAGCATTAGGATCGACTTGGAATCCTTCTGCTTGTGTTGCTTGAACAGAAAACCCTTCTGGTAAAGGAGCGTCTTCTGCGCTGATGCCCAAAGAAGTTCGAGTTTGATTTAACGCTTGTTGACGCAACGCTTTACGTTTGTTTAATTGTGCAACAACAGACTCATTTGGATTAACCGTTAATTCGGCAAAAGCCTCATTGGTGCTTGTATTAGCAGAAGAAACAAAACCACCTTCTTTAACAGAATCTGTATCCCTTTGCTGAATAGCATCAATATTTTGAATTGTTTGATCTAAACCTGTATCAACGGCTTCAGCGCTTTGTTTAGAAACAGCGGGTTCCTGAAGTTGTTGTTTAGTAGTTAAATCTTCAGCAGGAGCTACAGCACCCGTATCTTCAATATAAGAGCGCGGTGTAAAACTTGGGCGTCGAGCACCTTGCTCCCTAGGAACCATTCGTCCGTGACGACGAATCATTGGTTGCGGTGACCCAGGAACTGTTACTTCTTGTTCTGGTGCAACATCTGGAACTTGCCGCACAGGCTCTTCTGTTACTGTAACCGGTTGTTTAGAAGGTTGCGGCTGAGAAGATTGCCTTGCTTGCCATTCAGAAAAGTCTTTTTCTTGAGGTTCTGACTTTAATTTTGTAGATGTGTCAAAAAAACTACCAAGATCAGTTTGCCTAACGCCAGCATTAGCTGAACGCCTGGGACCACGCAGCAGCTTATTAAGGCCATAAGCACCAGCAGCGCCACCAGCTAGCGCAATACCGATTCCAAGCCCCACAGAAAGGGGATCAGGCCCTTGTTGCTGCTCCTGGCGGGGGGCCTTGAGTTGATTACGCCTGTACTCAAGTACCTCAGGCGCCATTCTTGCCCTTTCTTCCGGATCTTCGGGGACTGGTGCCCCAGTAGCACGGCTGTAAGAGTAGAAATCTGCCGGAGAAAGAGCCATTTGAAGTTATTACACTAACTTTTGTGCTGTTTACATTCTATTGGCTGCTAATCCAAAGAGTGTATGTCTTATATTAAGTAAATAACAGCGTAGTTTTGTGAAATGAACGCAGGTATACGCCAAAAACGCGTAGATGCGCTAGAAAGTATTAAGGGAAAAGCCCTTGACATGGCAAAAGAAGGACGTGATTCGCTAGAAGTGCGTGATTTTGTAACCATCGCAAAGAAAGAATTGGCTTATCAGCTCCCCGATGAGGAAGCTTTTAAAAAAGCAGTGAAAGCAACACAAGCTTACCAACGTAAAAAACAAAGTTAAGTACAAATGCCTATCAACGATCAAAAGCCGGGCCTAAAAACCCGGCATTTTTGTGTAAATATTTGGGATAGACGAAACTTTTAGGTACTCATTTGGGATTTTATATTTTTTTACATATTTATTTTGTTGTGCGCTCCAGGGGGGCGCCAACTTTTAAGCCCATTTGGGTGCAAAATTACCTGACTGTTCTCCACATACCTACATGTAGTGAGTTGTGGGAAGAAAAAAAAGAATAGCGGGGTGGTAGGTAGAGTAACGGGGGCTGCGCATCCGTGTAACGCAGAG